AAAACTGCAAGCGGATCAAGGCGCCGCTTAAATCGTCATGACATACGGTTGCCAGCAATTCCCCATAACCCGCCGAGGCTATTTGGCGAGGATTTGTGGTGATTGGTTTTCCAAGTATTACGCGCCATAGGAGGTTGAAATGCACAAATACATGACTGTAACAATGCCTGACGGATCAATTTACGGCGTTCCTGTCGATATTATTGCCCGCAATCGGGCTGCTCATTACGCGCAAGAGTTTGACGGAGATATTCGAGCAAGCCTTGAAGAAGATACGTTGCCGCTGTTCGAGTCTGACGATTACGAGATTCAAGATTGGGCCGTCAATAACATGAACTGGTCAGATTTTTACGGACACCAGATCAAGATCAAAGAAGCTCCACCACCTGATTTTCAGGATGCGTGGATGTGCGGTGATAAGGGGTTTCACGGAACTGTATGACCTACGGATGCCAGCAATACACAATAACACGCCTATGCCGATTCGACCGCCGTGCAATTGACCGCAAATGCGATGGATGCCAGCGGATGACAGACCGGGATTATCTCGAATCGCAAGGGCTGTGGATCATTGGTATTTCGCACCAGCCGTTGCCGCGCAGCGAGGCCGAGCGCATGGCGACGGCGGAAGTTGCAGAATGGGAGAAGAAGAATGGATGTGTCTAACCAGGCGACGCGCCAGGAGGAATTGATGCGCGAACTCGCCATAAAGCGCGCGGCAAACAACGTGCCAGTCCTTCCAGAGACCGGCGCTTGCCACTGGTGCGATGCGTTGCTCCCAGTCGGTGCCCGTTTCTGCGACAAGGATTGCAGGGACGACTGGGAACGAAAAAAAATGGCGGAATGCCGATGAAGCCCGTGCGCGTGACAACCGAAACGGTTAAGGAAGTGATCTATCGGTACATCAACGAATGCGGCGAGAACCGCTTCACGACCACGGATATTTCGCGTTTTATGGGAGCAGATGAGTATCAGGTACGGGCAGCAATCAGGTGGCTTCACGACCACGGAAAAGTCGAACCGATTCAAGGTTTGCGGTCATGTCGCTACACTAATACTTGCGGCGAAAAATATTCGGCTGCTGTGTATCAGATCAGGCAACAGACGCAGGTCGATTTTGTAACGCTGAATAGGGTGTTTTGTGGTGGGTGATGTTGTTCAATCTGGCATTGAGTTGAAGCCGCAGCATGAGAAGTTCGCTCAGGCAGTTGCCAGCGGAAAGAGCCAGGCGGAAGCGTATCGAGAGGCGTATCCGTTGTCGCGCAAGTGGAAGGATGCGGCGGTATATACACAGTCGTCTGCGCTCATGGCCGACAGTAAGGTTTCCACAAGGGTTTCAGAATTGCGGGCTGCCATTGCAGAGCGCGCCGAGGTCAATGCAGCCGACGCGCTGCGCGAGGCTTACAACATCCTGATAGCAGATCCTCGCGAACTGGTCAGCTACATCGTGCATTGCTGCCGGCACTGCTATGGAGAAGGTTTCAAGTACCAGCGCACCGCTTTCGAATTCGAGGCAGATCAGCGACAGCATGAGATCGATGTGGCCAGAGAAAAGGCTGAAGGCGAATTCAATCCACAGGGCGGAATCGGTTACGACGAGCGCCTGGCGCCGAATCCGGCTTGCCCGGCGTGCTTCGGCCGCGGAGTTGGCCGTGTGCTGGTTGCCGATACACGTAATGTCAGCAAGCAGGCGGCATCGCTTTACGCCGGGATCAAGCAGACCAAGGACGGGCTTGAAGTCAAGTTGCACTCGAAGGTTGATGTGATGGACAAACTGTTCCGGCACTTCGGGCTGTATGAGGCCGACAACAAGCAGAAGAGCGCGCTCGACGGCTTGCCACGCGAACTGCTTCAGGCGATGGTGCAACGCTTGAAAGCGCTGAATGGTCAGTCTTGATAAACTGGACGACATGATTTCCGGCCTGCCGCCGGAAGCGCGGGCGGCATTGTTGGACGACGCAATGCGGCAGCTTGCGCGCAACAAGATCGCCGATTACCGACCGTATCCAAAGCAGCGAGAGTTTCACTTGCTCGGCGCGACAATGCGCGAACGCTTGCTGCGCGCCGGAAACCAGTGCGTTACACCTTGGACGTTTATTGAAACGGCTGATGGGTTGCTCCGATCCGAAGAAGCTTTTTTTTCTGAAGATGTCCGTGTTGTGGCCCTGGCTGGTGAATCTGAATGTGTCGCTCAAGCGCAGAACGGATTTCTGGTTGGCATTGAGCCAGCGTATCGTTTTGTGATGGAGTCTGGAGAGTTTTTCGACTGCTCGGCATATCACCAAGTAGCGACCGAACGCGGCTATCTCCGTATCGACCAGATAATGTCTCTTTCAAGTGGTCGGCATTGCTGGCATAGAGCCGAAGATTATCAGGCCAATTGTGTTGAGGATGGCTATCTATGTGATCCACAACTTCTGACGGAAGAAGGTATCTTCCGAGAACTACCTCAAGCACAAGCCTATGCTCTAAACAGTACCCTGTCGTTTTCGCAAAAGGATGTAGCGGAGCGTATATCGCTATGTACCAGCCTTTCTCTACAATCCTTCCACCAGACCATCGCTGACGATGCTGCGCTCCAGCGCGCGGCCCTGTTCTCGCAGTTTGCAGGCCCAGCTTCGCACAAATCCGTTCTATCGCTGACAGGCTACAGCCGCATTCTTCAGCAACCCGAGATTGAGTCATCCCGGCTGCAATCAGGGAACGTACTTTCTCGCGTGAAATCGTCGGCGTTTTTCCGCGCGATTCCCTGGTCATGCCAATTAGTCGGCGCTGAAGATATGCTTGGACTGCATATTTCGTCAATCCAAGAACATGGGCGATCTCTTGACGCTCTATCCCTTGGCTGTTCATTGCAAGAATTGCATCGTGATGAATCTCGCATTGCGACGTTTTACCCATATAAACATCCTGAATTAATTGGTGGAAAACGCATTATAGCGGTCGTTCCAATTGGTTTCCAGCCATTATTAGACGTTCAGATTGAGGATGTTCATAACTACAAGTCTGCTGGTGTTTATCATCACAATTGCGGGAAAAGTTTCTCTGTTGGCGCTGAAGTGTCCTATCACCTTACCGGGCTGTATCCAGACTGGTGGGACGGTCGCCGCTGGGCGCGTCCGACCGTCGTATGGGCATCCGGAGAGACAGCAGAGGCGACGCGCGACAATCCTCAGCGCGTATTGCTTGGACTGGCCGGCGAAAAGGGAACCGGAGCCATTCCGGCAGATTGCCTGGGTGGAGATTATGGTCTGGCATCGGGAACAGCAGACCTGTTCGACTACATAAAGGTTAGGCACCATACGAATGGCGTTTTCGATGGCTGGTCGTTCCTGCGTTTCAAGTATTACGCACAGGGGAGAAAGAAATGGCAGGGGCCGCCAGTTGATTTCGTTTGGTTCGACGAGGAACCGCCAGAGGAAATCTACGACGAAGGATTGGCGCGGACGATCGCAACAGGCGGAATGGCCGCCATGTCATTCACGCCGCTGCAGGGGATGTCGACCGTGGTGCTGCGCTTCCTTGGGAAAGAGAAAACTACCGACCGTGCCGACGTCAACATGACGATAGAGGACGCCGAACACATATCACCGGAGGAACGGGTTCGGATCATCGCCAGCTTCCCTGCGCACGAACGCGAGGCGCGCGCCAAGGGCATTCCGACACTAGGCAGCGGACGCATCTTTCCGGTCGAAGAAGACTCAATCAAGGTGGCGTCGTTTCCTATCCCGGAGCATTGGGCGCAGATCAACGGAATCGATTTCGGCTGGGATCACCCGGCCGCTGCTGCGCGTTTGGCTTGGGATAGAGATTCAGACTGCCTCTACGTCATCAACACGCATCGCGCCAGGGAACAGACGCCGATCCTGTTTGCGCCTTCGGTCAAAGCCTGGGGAGACTGGATCCCTGTCGCTTGGCCGCATGATGGCCTGCAACACGATAAGGGCAGCGGCGAGCAGTTAGCCGAGCAGTATCGCTCTGCCGGCCTGAACATGCTGGACGAACGCGCCACCTTTGAGGACGGCGGCAATGGCGTCGAGGCCGGTGTGTTGGAAATGCTCGACCGGATGCAGACGGGGAGATTCAAGGTATTCGCTCACCTGGATGAGTTCTTTGAAGAATTCCGCCTGTATCACCGCAAGGACGGGAAGATCGTCAAGGAGATGGACGACATCATTTCGGCGGCACGCTACGGGGTGATGATGAAGCGCTTCGCCAGGGTTCCGCCAAGGGCTGATCGCCGCGCGCATCGCAAGGAAAGAGATTGGCGAACGGCTTAAATACTGGCTGGCGGTTCACAATTCGCGCAACTATCCTCAGCTAGCTACGCGCATGAACCTGGAACACCCGATACTATCGTCGGACGGAAGTCGCTATTTCAGTGTCGGCGGCGCCGCATCCTTCAAAACCTTCACGCACCGAGGCTATAACTGCTCGCTTGAGTGGGTTGATGGCGAGCCGGCAATGCTGATCTGGTCCGCACGCGGCGGCCTTGACGCCGGGGTGTTCGGGATATGCCTGTCATCAGCAGCCAAGTATGCTGACCCGTCCGGAGACATCACGCCAGCCGGCTATCTGGAAATCATCAATGCCCTGCCGGTTCTCGGGAAGCCACTACTGGAAATCGAGGCCAAGGCGCTTCGTGATTGTGTGTTGCTGTGGATGCCTGACCTTCTGCATATGCCAGCCTGTCCATCCGCTGTCCGCATTGCCGACCGCCCGGAAGCGCTCTGGGAAATCACCCACAAGGACCAGAACGGCAAGGTCTTGAGCGAGGCCAGTATATGAGCAAGAAAGTCGCGGTCGGCCCGGCACTGAAACCGGCAGACGAGATGAAGAAGCACGCGCAGTTGATGACGTGGTTCCAGCAGGAAATGCGCCGGCAGTCGGTGAATCGCTATCAGATGGCGCTCGACGAGGATTACTACGACTCCGAGCAATGGACCGCTTCTGAAAAGGCTGTGCTGCGCGCCCGCGGCCAGGCTCCCGTGGTCTACAACGAAACGAAGTCGACAATCGACTGGCTTATCGGAACCGAGCGCCGGACGCGAACCGACTTCATGGTGCATGCCCGCGAGGAATCTAAAGAAGCGGAAGAAGATGCCAAGGTTAAGACCAAGCTGCTGAAGTACCTGCATGACGCGAACAACACAGGGTTCGAGCGTTCGGCCGTGGCTGACGATGTGTTCAAGGCCGGGATGGGATGGCTCGAAGTCGGAATCTCGGAAGACCCGGAAGACGAACCTGTGTATCAGCGCTACCAGTCCTGGCGTGGCATGCTGCACGATTCGCTTGGCGAGCGGCGCGACATCAACGATTCGCGCTACCTGTTCCGCTTCCGTATGGTCGACCTCGATCTGGCCATTGCTTATTTCCCGGATAAAGAGCGGGAACTGCGCGCCGCAGCGGTTTCATCTGACTCGCAGAGTTACCTCGAATGGTGGAACGGCAACCTGATGGACGACATCGGCACCGGAACGCCGATGCCAGGCAAGTACACGATGTATGACTCGGACGCCTGGGCTAACAACCTGCGCGAGCGCGTGTTGCTGATCGAGTGTTGGTATCGGGAGCCGACCACCGAAAGGGTTGGCATTGGTCCGTCGTCAGTCGATTGCGTGCGCATGAAGATGCGCGTGTCGATCCTGACAGAGAAAAACATCATCACTGACCAGCCAAGTCCGTACCAGCACAACAAGTATCCATTTATTCCGTTCTGGTGCTATCGCCGCAAGCGCGACGGGGCGCCGTATGGCGTGGCCAGGGCCATTCGCGGGCCGCAGGATGCGCTCAACAAGCGTATGTCAAAGGTGCAGCACATCCTGTCGCAGTCCCAGATCATCGCCGAGAACGATGCGTTTGACGACGAAATCATGACCGCCGAAGAAGCGCGCGAAGAATACTCGGCTCCCGATGGCATGGTGCTGCTGGCGCGTGGCGGCCTGGCGAAGGTCAAGACTGATCGCCAGAATGATGTGGCCGAGTCGCACGTTCGCCTGATGGATGCCGATACCGCAATCATCCGCAACGCGGCCGGCGTGACGAACGAGAACCTGGGGCGCGATACGAACGCAATCAGTGGCATCGCCGTGCAGAAGAAGGTCGACCAGGGGTCGGTGCTTACTGCCGAGATTTTCGACAACATGCTGCTGGCGCGCCAGCTTGAGGGCGAGATC